TCTAGGTTAATATCGTCACCATAGATCAGCCGATAGCTAGCTGCAAGCTCATCATATATTTCTTGATATGTCTGTACGGATATGCCGTCAACTGTAAATTCTGGCTTCATTATATAGTTACTTCGCCGTTAAAAACTTGATTGAAAACATCGGTAAATTTTAACTCTATTGTAACACCTCGGTTAGAATCGCGCGAAATGATAGATAAAGCGTCGATAGATACAACACCCTGAGTTTGTAGAGTAACACGCTCAACCTCCCTTAATATTCGGTTTTCGTTGTTTCTAGACCCGAGTAGTGTTACCCAGTCTATACCGTCTTCAACATCTAAAAACCAGTCGTTTTTAAATGACCTGAGTCGGGTCACCACGTTTTGCCTAATTTCCTTGCTACTGGACACATAGTCAGCCTTTCCTTTTCCAAATGTCCAGTCTCCGCCACTTGTTATTGCTCTAGTTGCCATTATACTATGCTCGTTATGATGCCGTTAAGCACCGTTACTGTTTTGGCGTCTGCCGTAGTAAACGTACCTGATGCGCCAGCGTTACCCTGTACAGTGAACGAATCCGCGCCAATATCTGCTGTTGATTCAATTGGCACAGTGGTTATTACAGACCCTCCTCCAGGGCCCGAAAAGCTAGCCGCTGATAGGTTGCCGCTATATGCTCCACTACCTGTTATTGTGTCGTTTCCCGTCTGCGTGCGCGTACCTGTGCGCGTCATGTTGCCTGTTTGCCCGTGGTCACCAGTGTGATCTATATCACCGGTTATCGTGTAGTCGCCAGTTTGTGTGCGGTTGCCTTGATGGGTATAATTGCCGTCTTGGTTGGTGTCGCCTGTTTGCTGAATAACGCTTGGTATTGTAATTGCCCCTGCTCGTGGGTTTACACCCACTATTGCTATGCCATCGCTGTAGTCGTGCATACGTAGCTCTGCGGGCGCGCGGAAGTCTTCCCCTTCGTACCATCGGTCAAAGCATCTTTCTGTCAATATTAATAAACAGTAATCACCAACGGCTATAGGGTGCGCTGTATAACTAGACCCCCCCTGCATAAACAAAGGCGGAACCTTAGTAAATGTGGTTAGCTCTATGCTACGCCCGTTTACCACTCGGTTTATAACAGGCTTGACATCGATAGTTGTTTCATTAACAGCTACCACTTTAGCTAAGGATGACGTGTGCGTATTCGCTAGCGCGTTAAAATTAGCAATGTCGATAGTGTCTATTAATTGCTTTTTTTCGTTCATATCACTACCGCGTTTTTTATTAGCATACCGGTACAAACCTGATTCCATGCGTCGCCAAAATTATCCCCCGCGTAGCTCATTGTTCGCACTTTGTAGATTCCATTGAGATACGGCGCTGTAGTGCTAACAAGGTTGACCCTCCCCCCTAATTTAATGGCAGGGTTTATTTTAGTTTCAAATGTTACTTTGCTAAACTCTCTAGCTGGAGTACTTACCAAGCCGGTAGCCGCAGAAACAACCGGTATAAAATTACTCACAACCTCATTATCTTTTATGATAAAAAGTTGCTCGTTGTCGATATACCATGTTTCATCCTCGCCTATGGTTTCTTCAATTAGCTTTAGAGAGTTACCAACTAAAACCTTTGGCCTACTTAATACTGGCCTAGTGTTTATTTTACCGATTGTAGTGTTAGGCATATCAGCAAGACAAGCATCCACCGCGCGCTCGCCGCCTTCTACCGTCCTATTGGTAAAACTAAATAGGCCATCTGCGCCACCGTCTAAGCCTGATATTGTCGTTATAATATCGGGGCCGCGTCGCTCGTTTGATCCGGTTAGAATAGTTCCTTTGTATATTGTTTCAAATCTTCCATCGTACCCAACGGACAAATTAACGGGTATTGTTTTTTGCTCTTCTGAGTCTTTAACCAATGCAAGTCTATTTCTTTCGGATAGATTGTAGATAGTCATTTGAACCTTGTTCAGCTGACCTTCATCTGACTTATCAACCTGAAAATTTATACGAATTGGCGGGCGCACAATTATCTCGCCCCCGCGCGCCTGTATAGTCAGAATATAATCCCGCTTGTTTCGCTTAATTTCCCGCAATTGGCACCTCCGCTCCATTTCTAATGCGCACCATGTCGGAAGCCTCAAGCATGTACAGCGCGCATCGATTACTAGAAAAATCATCCCGCTTGAATGGGTCGATGCCAGAGCCTGAATTATCAGTGACGATAAAATCAAACGGCTGGTTTTGACTTAGTATATGGAGCACACCTACCGATAATTTTAAACCATAAACAGATTTATTGTTGTAAGTCGCGTCAAATGTCCATAGCTCAGTCTTTGGCCAAAAACGTAAGGTTAAGGTTATCTCTGAACGATTAAAAATAACAATGTGCTGCTGTATAGGTTCGTCTGTTAGGTTTTGTATTTTAATCATTGGAGAATAAACCGCTTATAGGGCCAATAATGTTTTCACTTAGAAATGACTCTACCTGTTCGCCACTTTGCGGCCCTTTGTCGGCCTGATCTGACTGCTGCCCGTTATTACCTGTAGCCGGATTTTTGGCCGCTTTAATTTCAGAAAATGCTGTTTCCGCAAATCTAAACTGCTGCGCCTCGATCCTAAAATTAAGACTGTCTGTTGTGTTGTCCCTATCGTAATCAAGCGAGGTTATAGCCATGTTTCTGTATGTTCTGAGCGGTGCGCTAATCTCTATCAAGCTATCGCTATTCATTACCCCTTCCATAGCGTCAATAAACTTTTCGATGTTCGACTTTCCTTCACTCCCTAAAAAACCAACTCTTGACGCAAAACGCTGCCCTGAATTAATAATACTATCAGCTGCACCTATTGCTGTAAAAACGTCGGCACCCAAAGCGGTAAGACTAGAAAGCTCCGTATTGGTTCTAGGCTGTGCGTACTGGGTTATAATTCCAACCGTTGCGGATGCGTCCGCGATTGCTTCGAATGCAACCGACGGTAATACAAAAGAATTACTAACCACGCCTTCAATGGATAGATTGAGGGGATTAATTATAATATGGTCGTTAAGGTGTGATCCATCTTCGAGATAAGTTGTTGGCACGTCACGCGTCCTTATAACCCGCTCGCTAACGGTTGACATTGTAGAAAACCCGCCTATACCAACCTCATCAGCGCTAGAGTTATCCCTAAATTGGCCGTTTAAATAATCTCTAATAACTGCCATTACATCCCGCCCCGCTTGCTTTGATATTGCGCGTCTGTCATTTGTTCTTGTATCATTTCGGCTGATCTATCACCAGCTTTTACAGGGTCGTTTGTTTTTATTTCCATTTTAATATTCTGCGTAACGCTGCTATTACTAACATTGCTTTGGCTATTAGTGCCGCCCGGTGTCATAGAGCTGTCGAATGCTGTACCCACATCAATGTCAATGCCGGGGATTTTGTTTAGTAGTTCGAATGCTTTTTTTATTGGCCACAACAAAGCATCAAGCAAAGCGCTTTTTAAATACTCCACTGGATTATCAAACAGCTCAAAAAGATTTTTACCTATTAACTTGCCAACATCATCAAAAAATTTATTTAGGTCATCCCATGCCGTTGTCAGAACGCTAACAATATCAACCCCGAAAAATTCTTGAAAGAAGTCTGCTATGACAGATTTTCCGCCTTGAAATGCTACGATTAAATCATCGATGGCCAATACTATTAATGATAACAGCGCAAAGATGCCTATTGATTTAAGACTTTTTAATGCAGTTGCCCACCCTATTGACGCAATTTTAAGCGCAACAAATAACCCTGCGCCAGCGGCAAGCACCGGCCATACGCGACCAAGCATAGCGAGAAAATCACCAAGCACACCCACGGCTGCCTTAATTCCATCGACAATCCAATCTTTGTTTTTAATCAAAAGCTCCGTAAAGCTTTCCGCCATTCTTTTAAACTCAGGAGCTAAGCCAACAGCTACTAATCTGCGAACTCCATCCATCGCGAAGCGCATAGTAGTTAGCGTGTCGTTATACTCCATAGCATCGTTCGTTTGCTCTTTTGTGAGTATGCCTAGGTCTCTCGCTCGCATAGCAAGCTCGCTCATTTCCTTTCCAGTTCGTGAAAGCATATTAAGTAAAGTCGTATCAATACCTAGAGCATCAGCGAAATACTGCTGCTCATTCATCGATAAACCTAGGCGCTTAAAGCTATTTCCAACCTCTGATAAAATTCTATCCGTTGATTTTATTCTACCGTTTGAGTCTCTAACGCTAATACCTAGCCGCGAAAAATCCTCACTTCCCTTTTGTCCGGCTTCGCCTATCTTCTTTGATAGATTTACGAGCGAAGAACCGAGCGCTTCTGTCGATGAGTTGCTTACATTAGCTATGTATTGCAACTCTTGTATGCGCTCAATGGCCACACCTGTTTGAGACGATAGGTTTATTAATGGTTGCTCTGCAGCCAACACGCTAGTTGTCCACTTAGCTATTGCGGCACCCGTTGCGGCGGCGGCAACGGCCATACCCGCAAGCATAGCAACGCCTTTACCAAGGCCGACGTTATACTTTTCAAGTGGTTGTGTTGACCCCTGGAAACCGAATTTAGTTATAAGTTCTGTAACTACTGCCATTGTTTGCTCGTATAAAAAAGCCCGACAAGCGGGCAAGAGGGTGAACTATTTCTGCTCAGCTTTATGATGTGTGTAACGCTCTATCGCATTGTTAATCGATTCGTATTCGATAGCGTCTAAAAATTGCGTAGTGTCCCATTCTTTTATATCGTTTACCGAACCGTAACCCTGTTTGGCCAAATAGAAAACTGCCATGTCTTCATCGTTTACGTTTGTGTGCGCTATAAAATCGTTCTCGACAGAAGGCGCGAAAACCTTTAGTTTCCACCGAGACCTTTTAAAAAAGGGTAACTAATCGCTGGCAGCATTGATTGAATAAATAGAATGTAGTCCTCTGGGAACTCATCCCAATGGCCTTGCTTTTTACTCAATAAGCTATCATTAATAGTGACAATGCCCGAAATGGTTTGCTCTACATCTTGCCAGTCTTTAGTCTCTAAAAACCAAAGGTCGCCACGGCTTAACGATTCTTGAATGTGAGTAAAATAGGCAAACACTTTTCGACGCTTGGCGTGATTCATGTTTGTTATTTTATATTCACGTCCGTTAATTTCTGCGCATTTATCTTCATAAATTGCGCGGGCCATATCCTTGGCGGCGTTAATTTCTTCGCTTTGCTCTTTGCTCATTATCGTTCACCCTTGGATTGTATTATTATAGGTTTCTTGAAGCGTTTCTAAATCTAATAACATATTCAGACAAGGCGTTACCGTCTGTGCTTGACTTGGTATTTGTTGGCTGCGTAGTGATTGATCCGCTTTCAAGCAGCCAGCTTTCTGTCAAATCTGCGCCATCTCGGTTATAATCTTCTTTTGCACTACCATTTAAAATAGAAGGAGGGGAAGACCTAAGCACGTTATTCAAAAATACATCGCTATCTGACATTTTATGAACGCGAACAGTAAGATCATAAACTCCCTTATCTGAGCGCTCGTTGATTGTTACGCCGCCATTAATCGCGTTAACGTGACTTGTGGCAGGGTTGACAGGAGCCAATACCATCGTATCACCCTCAGCCAAATCATTGATAGCAGTACCATTTAAGATGAGCGTGGTACTATCCGCTGCTAGTGTAACTACTGACATTTACGTCACCTTATTTGTTTAGATTAATAATGATATCAACCGAATGACCCGCACCGGCAAGCTTAACAGCACCTTGCAAAACTGGCGATTTTCTTAACTCGCGATCGACTTGCGGTTGATCCGCTAAACTTCCAGCTTTCCAATAAAAACCATTATCAAGAACATTGCGGTTAAATGTGTCTAGGTCGCCGAAAAAGTCAGGGCTAGACCAAGTGCCAGGTGCAAATACACCAGCTGTAACAAAGTTGCGAGTGGTTTTTTCCGCTTGGTCGATCAACTGATTAACGCCGCGAATTGTTTGAGGTATTTTGGTTGCTGTTGTTTTTAGCAAGTTGTACATATCGGTTTGAACTGCATCAACAAACGCTAGCAAGTTATAACGATTATCTACAAAGTCATTTGAGCCACTGGTTAAAATACACGGCGTTAACTTGATAGTTGTATAGATATCTAGACCAACATTTTTCGCCGCTGTAATTTGCGTCTCTGTATAGCCCTCAGCCGCAACACTTAATTCTTTCAAGTGCATGGTTAGCGCTGTATTTTCACCGTTAAAGTTAACAGTATGCGCGCGAGCCATGTAGCTAGACGCCATTTTGCGATTGTTGGCAGAACTAAATAGCATACGATAATTGGTTAAACTTGAAAGTTTAATGTCCCAAACCACATTCGCCGGGTCGATCGTTAAGTTAGCAGTGTCGCTAAACACATCATATAAAAGTGTGTCGTTAGCTTGCGCCCATTCTGCCAACGCTTTAGATTCAATATCTGTAGGGTTATCAATGAATACGCCGCCTTTAAAGTTTGTTTGGCTCTTCAATTCTGTAGCAGCCGCCACTTTAGTTTCAGCCGATAGTGTTACAGCCGCGGCACCTTGTACAGCTGCTGCACCAGTACCAACTGATAAGCCAAGGATTTCACCGACGAATGTACCAGTCGCGCCCGCAACCGGCAAAGTAATAAGACTGGTAACACCTGTAGTGTCGCTAGTGATAATTAGTTTTTGATCCGACTCTGTAGCGGTTGCACCGGCTAATTCAGCGTTTAACAATGTAACAACATCATCAAGCGTAAGCGCCGATTGAAAATCTAAGCCCGTGATTACCTCGGTAACACCGTCCACATCAACATCAAATGATCCGTCGCTGATAGCTTGTAGCTGACCAATTACGTTAGCTTCTGACAATTGAGCGCCAGTTAATGCGGCGCTAGTAGCTGCAACATCTTCGTCAACGCCGCGCCAGTAGCCAGCGATAAGATAGCCGCCAGCGTTTACAGGGTTGGGTGAAGTGCCAAAAAATGCGGTAGCGTGACCATACATTGCAGAAGATGTGCCGAAATCGCTTGCAACTGAGGACGCATCCCTGTATATTTCGTATCTATTAGCAGATGACAGTGGGCCATCTTGCTGGCTTGTAATGATTGAGACGACATTAAAATTGTCGCGGGCCGCTAATGAGCCTCCTTCTAATAAAGAAACGTTAATAACGTTTGTAATGCTTGCGCTCATTGCGTAAACTCCTGACCCTTTTCGGATATAATGTCTAGTTGTGCTTCATCTATGCGTAGTATATCAACATCAATAGAAACCGCATAATGTACGTTAAAATTGACCTCGACGCGCTCGCCGTACTCTTGACCTGTTAAAATCTTAACGTCTGTCAAGTTGCTTATCTGATAAATACCTATCTCTAGCGTCTGCTGTAACTCATAAGCCGCCTGTGATTTTACAAGCAAGCCAAAGTTAGCGGCTCTATCCCATGCGCCGTCACCGTAAAACGACAGCACTATAGGCGCTGTCCATTTTTGTGAGTGCGTCATAACCTCGGTTGTTCCATTGTATTTCTCGCCGGTAGCTAATCGGGTAGACTGCCCTAATGTATCTACCCCGATATAACCTATATCAAAATCTGTTATAGTTGAGTTTTGTCGGCCTATTTTTATTAGTTGTTCGTTATAAACAAGTAAATCGCGAACAAATAAAGCAACCTTTTTTAAAACTGGATTCATGCGTTAACCACTAATAATGGGCGCTTTGTTTCTTCTGCCATAACCTCTGTGTAGCCGTAACCGCTCCACGGGCCCCGCTGTATTATCTTATAATCAGATCCATTAAATTCTATGTATTCGCCCTGCTCTAGAGCACTTGAACTATGAACCATTAGATACTCTAAAGACCAATCTATTGTCTCGCTGTTTAGCTTTTCTTTATCCGCCACCTGTACGACGCAATTTTGAGACCGGCCTGTTATTGCCTCGACTTCTACAAAGTCAACGGTAGTTATAGTCACGGTTTTTATAGTGACTGGGCGCTCAAAAGCAACCAGCACGGATGACATATCAGGGAGCATAAGCCACCCAATACAACCAACCCATAAAGTAGAATTTAATTATCAAGCTAGCTCCTAACTACGGATGTTATCGAACCACTTAGGATTCTATTGTCAATTAGAACTTGTGAACTCCCCTTGGCTTTTTTTGTGCCTTGCTTAATGTCAGGCCATACGCCATAGCCGCGCGTAGTGAAAGCGCCTTTGGCAATATTTGTTGCAGCTATACCGATAATTCCAAGGGCTTTTTTAGCGTCGCTTTTCATCAATAGAACATCATTAAACTGATTATCAATTACTTTTGAGATTGTTTTTTTCTTTGTAGTAAAGGGTACGTGCAGGAAGGAACGTCTAGGGTTGTGACCTAGACCATACTCATGAATAGCGCCAACGCGGATAACTGTCATACCATCGCCGTAGACCTTCCCCCCAACCTTTTCGGATGGCAAACCAACGGCGACATAAGATTTACTGGCCTCTTTTATGTTTTTTGCGTAGTTTCCGACAAGCTTTAGCATTTGCTCTGGCGTAACATTCACTAAACAAAAACTCCACCTTGCCGCGAGCGCGTTAGCATTAAATAACGTTGGCCGTATTTAGTAGATCGGAGCCAATCTGTTCGCAGGCTATTAGACGCCATACTATTAGCATATGAGACGCTGACATTGCCGACAGATTGCGATTGTGTAGATTTAACCGCACTGCTTCCGCTTGAGACTTCCGCTACTAACAGGTGCGCTACAAGATTTAATACAATCTCAACACCGCACCCATCATACTCGCCGCCGTAATAGCATGGCCACACTGGCTCAAGTATCGGAATATAGGTGTCAGCTTGCGCCCCTGTAAACTCAGTAAAGCGCGCCTTAAAATCGTCAATAAGAGCCATTTATAATCGCTCTAAGTAACCTTGCTTGATAGCATTATCGATGCGCTTAGTTGCGGTCTCTTGCTTTGAATCAGATTCTGAAACTTCATAGATAGCGCCAGGCTTTACAATGCTGCCGTAAATTCTGTGATGCTGTTTAGACACGTTTTTTAAAACGTTTTTCTTTTTAACTTCAAGTATTGCAGGATCTTCTTTTTTAAACTCTTCCGTCTTTTTTTCAACGTCAGAACTTTTTGATTTCTTGTGGCTCATAAAATAACCCTCAAATTAAATGCCATCCTTGGCAATACAAATTATAGTCCAGTTAAGATCTGGCCAGAACCGTCTTCAATAACATCAAGACCGGCAACGCCAAAGTAAGACTCTACATAGTATTTAAAGCCACGTTGGTCAACACTTGAAACGTTTAATGGAACCGGTAAACGGAACTGCATAGCTCTACGGTTTGAGCTAAACGCGATGGTAATTGAGTTACCGCCCACGCTGTTAGCTTTAGTAGTTACACCAAAAGTAACGGTTGGGAAGTTAGACTGTAACGCTTTTAATACGCTCATTTCAGATCCGGCTGAATTAAGGATCTTAGAAGCACACACATTATAAACATCGTCAGGCATAACAACGCGATCAGCTTTATAAGTGTCCACATTAAGAACACCAGCCCATTGCTCAGTAAGAAGAGTAGCGATTTCGTCATAAAGCTGCGCCCCTGTTAACGCCTGAGCTGTGCCAGCTGCCGCGCCAGAAGTAAAGCCAGCATAGTTTAATAAGCCGGTTGTTTTCTGTGTGCCGTCTGTACGCACCTGGCCTAAAAAGCCTAAATCATCAATCTTGCGATTGTATAATTCGGCGTGACCCTCAAAATAACGAGATGGCAAGTTAATGTTTTCTAGTTCAGCTTGCTTTAATTCAACTTCCGACCAATCAGATTCGCCCTCCATTGTAAATACTGGAATAGTATCATCTTCGCCTGAAATGGTGATCTTGCCGGTAGTGTTAGTATTGCTGCCAGATTCGCGGAACCCGCCTTCTGTCGCGAGTTTAATTTTGCGAATTGAAGAAGAGTGGCCGCCTTCGTTGTTAACTGTAATACCGCTTTGCAAAAATGTTAATCCGGCGAACTCTTGAGTGAAAATCTCAGAGCTAACGTGCTCTAAATTTCGCGCAAGGATAATGCCGCCCGCATCTTTAAAATGCTTCTTAGCGTAAGATGTGGCGTCGTGAAAGGATTTAGTCCCATAAAGTGATGCAGCTAATTTTAGCTTCTGTTCATTGTTCATTGTTTATCCCCTTATAGGTATTTGTTGATTCGGACTAGCCAAACGTTTGCCGCTTTTTGCTCCCAAAAAACAACGTCGCCAGCATTTACAATGCCAGCCGCGACAGCTGCATCTGTAGCCTTTCCTGCATCGGCGGTAGCGGCGTTAACGAACTGCACAGCGTCGTATTTTGCTGGTGTAGCCGCGTCGGTAACGGTAACAGTGGCAAAACCAAAGTTAATAACTTCCGCCACTTGGTCAATGGCTTGGCCGCTTGTACTGTATACGCCTGTACCGATCTCGCCAGTAACTTTGCGTCGAACGATACCAGCCACAACCGGAGTTGCAGAAGCGTCCATGTTGTCGATTGATCCTGTATCAAATTTACAAAAGCGGCCTTCAACCAAGCCATCTTCGAAAACTTCGTACGCGCTAACATTGTAGGGTGATGCTGAAATAAACTCACCGGCTGGCAAGTCAAGGTTGTCTTGTAAGACAGTGTTGTTAAATGACATTGTTATGCCTCCAGGTCGTTTTTGATTCGCTGCAGTAATGGGTCATCACTATATTGTGAGTCACCAAACCGTGAATAATTTACATCTGATTTACGTAAAAGTTTAAATGCGATATCAAGTTCTTTATCTTCGAACTTGTAAGTTGATTGCGTAGCTAAAGCGTCGCGCATAATCTCTGAGGATGCTTTATCTGAATAGTCATAATCAGAGTCTAAAAAGTTTTTAGCTTTATTTACTACAGACGCATATTTTTTAACTTCAGCGTCAGCGAATCGCTTAGACTCTTTATCTAGTATAGCTTTCAGGTCAGCATCAGAAAATTTCTTTTCGTCTTCTTTTGCTTCTTCGTCTTTCATGGGCTTATCCTCGGATTCCATATCTTTTATTTCGTCTTCTGGCTTATCTTCATCCATAGATTCAACTTCTGCTTCTTCTTCGGGTAATGCACCCTCAGCTTTAGCGTAAGTCATAATCTCTTGCATAGCCGGCATTAATTCTTGCAGCTTATCAATGGGAACCTTTTTCATTGCCTCGGGCAAACCCATAGCGATCTCGACGATCTGCTCTAAGCTTGCTGCGCCCTCGGCGTCGGTGAACGCTTTATTCAATTTCATAATATTTCCAGTGGGTTTACGATCAATAAAACTGCAAAGTGGGCCACAGCGACCCGACTCAACAGCGGCTAAATGATGTGGGACTATGTCTACTTGCTCATAATCCCATTTTGAATGTTCAACTAGGTTAGCGAAGTAACCTAGTGATAATTGATTCTTTTGCTCAAGCACTGCGCTGATTGCGTCAGATATTTTTAACTTATTTTTGACCGCAAGCTTTGAGCTTGTGTACTCGTCTAATTGATCGATAACCACCGAGTCTATAACCGCGCTACCCGTATCGGGCGCTGGCATGTCTAGGCTTACATGCTCATCTGTAAGCGGTATACCTGCCATTGCATAAGCTGCGTTAGCTATAGTAGCTGGCGACCTGTAGACAGTAAATATTTTATCCTTTGGCTCGAGACCTAGCTCTACGCCAAGATATTCTAAAACGCCGTCGCGCACGCTTAC